AGCTTTAGGACTCGGGCTCGGGCTAACCGCTTTACTCTCTCAGTCTCTCCTATCTATCTTTGGGGATATTCATGTTTCTATCCAGGATTCTATTGACCTCCTCTTCTCCAGCTTTGCTGACGCTTTAGATAGTCTAATTACTAAAGCGCAAGTTTTAGCACTTAGAGTGGCAGAGGCTGGAGGCCTATCCCCTGAGGTCCAAAAAGAAAAGGGAAGACTCAAAGCATGGTATGATTTTGGAATGCAACTCAACGCTTCTTTCTGGACCGGGATGGTTGGAGGCCTGATTAGTGAAAAGTGGGGCAAAAAGATGCTAGATGCAATTTCCCGTGACATGTTAAAAGATGATGCGCTTGTTGCTGCGGCTGGATCTTTAGGCTCAAAAATCGAGGAAAAAATTGCTCGGATTGAATCACAACGTCAACAACGTCGTAAAGAGTTTGAAGAAAAAGTGGCGAATAAAACGGATCGCCGAGCAGATAAGTTAGCCCTGGAAAAACAACGTCTTGAACAAATGAATGAGCTTATGAAGAAGCTCAACAAACAAGGTAAAGATTTTCAAGGTAAGGATCTTGATGTTACAGGCGAAAAACGAGTGCAGGGCCCAACCCCTCAAGAAGAACTTGCCCTTGGATTCCAATTATCCAAGACAATGGCCGCACAATCTGAAATCCAGGCCCAAAAAGAATTACTGGAACTGAAAAAGGCTGGAGCCAGCCGAGATGCCCTGGCACTAAAAGAAGCACAACTTAAACTGGACGTCCTAAAAGATCAAATTTTCAACGAAAGGGCGATCATCCAAGCGAAGATCAATCAACAAGAAAAAATTATCAAGAATGTCCAAGGCTCTGAACGAGAGGCTTTTGAACGTCTCAAGCTGTTGGCTCTCCAGCAGGAACAAAATAAATTAACAGAGGAACATGTTGTAAAACTGGGAGAAGCTGAATTTGCTCTGAGACGTCTGGCCTTGGTGGCCGAGGGCACCTTCCTCCAGGGTCTGGTGTCTGGCCTCAAGGGCTTCACCGACGAATTTGCCAGCACGTTCCAGGCCGGCGTCAACGTCATCAAGAACACGGTCTCGTCCCTGGCGCAGTTCATTTCTCAGAATATCGTGGATGCTTTCGATCCAACGACGGATACCACCTTGGAGGAGCGCATCGGGCAGTTCTTGAAACAGATTGCCCAGATGGTGCTCCAGCAAATGATCCAACTCGCCATCGCCAAGGCTATCTTAGGCTTGGGGGGTAGTGGCCTGGCCAGTGCAATTGGGTTTGCCGAAGGTGGTGAGGTGCCGGACAAGAAGGCGCCTGCGGCTCCGCCCAAGGGTGTGAGTCGGAAAGATACAGTCAATGCTTGGTTACAGCCGGGCGAGTTCGTCCAAAAACTCTCTGCGGTGCGCAAATATGGTTCCGACATCATGAAGGCTCTCAATGAGGGAGTCATCGATCCCCGGGCCTTGCGAGTTCTGGCCTTCGGAAACCGCGGTCGGCGTAGTGCTGCGTTCGCCCACGCCTCCGCCGGCTATGCAGAGGGCGGGCTGGTAACCAAAGCCTCCCGGGCTAATATTCCAAATGGGAAAGCCCAGAGTTCTGAGACGCAGATTCCTGGCCTTTTTTTCAGCAAGCAGCAAATGGAAAGGGCCTTAGCCGGCGGCGCCGGCGTGGCCCTGAAACGGTGGCTCCGAGATAACAACGAAGAAATCGGACAACTTAGTAATAGTAATAGAAGGTAATAAAAAGGAAGTGAACCATGGCCCTCCGTTGGATTGAAGGCTTTGAAATCGATCAAAGCGGGACCTATTATGACCGAAAGTATGCTGAGGCTGCAGGCCTGAACAACTTTCTCACTGGGCGACTACACGGCAAATGCCTCTCGACCAGCATCTCTACTGAGTTCAGACCAGCATCCTTCGGAGTCCAAAATACTTGGATTCTCGGCTTCGGCTTCCAGCACGCCGGCGCCTCGGTCGAGGATCTGAGCGACATCTACATTGCCTTCCGTCGCGGAGCTGAGGAGAATCTGCGTCTGCAATTCGTGCAGGATACCAGCACCACGTTCAAGATACAAGTCAAGCGAGGCTCTACCGTTCTTGACACCTCGGCAGCTTACTCGGCAGAACAATGGCACTGGTTCGAGTTCAAGGCCCTCCTTGATCCCGCAGCCGGCACCTACGAACTACGCCACAACGAGTCCACTGACGTGAGCGACACTGGAGTAAATACTGCCGAAAGCGGAACCGCGGGAGCCGACATTATTGATTTCCAGCTCAGGTATGCCGGTCTCTATTTGGATGACCTTTTCCTCTGCGACGGATCGGGTTCAAATAATAACGACTTCCTGGGCGACTGTGTAATCGAAGGTCGGCTCCCTACCGGGGATGGCACCACTACCAATTTCACGCCGTCCGCCGGGGTGGATCACTACGCAGTCCTGGACGATCCCGCGGCCACGCCCAACGATTCAGATTACGTCTCGTCCAACACTGTGGGGCATATTGACCTCCTCACTTTCGACAACTTGTCCTTCATCACCGGGCAGGTCTATGGGGTAATGGTTCACGCCTCAATTGGTCTGGATTCCTCAGGCTCTCGCACAATGAGAGCCAAGTGTCGATCTGGAGGATCAAATTATAATGGTTCATCCACCTGGACAATTAACTCAACCTTGTTCAAGCATTTCACAGAAATCTTTGAGGTCGACCCAGACACGTCGAGCCTCTGGACAATAGGCGATGTTGACTCTGCCGAATTTGGATTCGAGGTGGTCTCATGAGTCTGAAATTTGCTGAAGGATTCGGAATCAACCGGGGCTCCGTGCAGCTTGGGCGCAAATGGGCAACAGCTTCAGGTTCGTTGAGCGCCGCTGTTGCTGGATATAAAGATGTTGGTATAGCTATTGCTTCAACCAATGCAACTCTAAAAACGCCAGCTTTTACAGATCAAGCTCAGTGGACATTCGGCGCAGCCATCTGGTGGGCTACCAGAACGGCATCAGTCGGCTCCAAAATTACTCTCTTGCGGGGAGGAGCCGAACAGTGCTCGTTCCATTTCGACTTCTCTGAAGATGGCAACATTTTCAACATCCTCGTCAAACGAGGATCAACTCTCCTTGACACAGTGGGTCCCTTCTTTACCCGAGAACCTGCCTACTATGAGTTCCAGGTCACAGCCCACACGACGACCGGCGCCTGGGAGATCAAGCGCGAGGGTGTAAGCGTCGGGAGCGACACCGGAGTCAACACAGCCGACACAGGCTCCAACAATGCCGACCAGATCGAGATCGTTTTCGATTCGGCCGGCGCCACCATGCGCTTCGGAGACTTCGTGCTCATGGATGACCAGGGCGGGGCCATGGACGATTTTATCGGCCCGATGAAGGTCCTGGCCATCCGGCCTGAAGGAGACTCGGCTTGTGCCTGGACTCCCTCCACTGGCGTTGATAACTACGCCCTGGTCGACGATGTTCCGGGCACACCAGAAGACTCGAATCGGGTATCTTCATATACTCCCACCGAGGAGGACATATACACGTATGAAGACCTCAGCATCCCTTCAGGGGTAACCCTTAAAGGCGTCATCCTTGAATCAGTCAGTGCTATGGAATCATCAGGCACGCGGACAATTCGAGCGGTCTATGAAAATGCTGCCACAGCTCAATCCAATGGAAGCAACGAGGCCAAGACCACCACGGTGTGGGGCTGGCATTCTCAGGTTTGGGAGCAGGAGCCCATCCTGGCCAGTGCTTGGACGGTTGCCCTCGTGAATGCAGCGAAATTCGGAATTGAGGTGGTGTCTTAATGGCTATCAACCAGGTTACTCGGCACGCCTTCGAGGTATTGGCCAAAGCCCAAGTCATTGTGGGGCTAACTTGCCAGGGGGCTGAGATTCTGGCCAACGCCGATCTGGCCACTGTTTCTGACTCTCTCAAAGTCGTTAGAGGGGGGATCGAAGTGCTGGCCAAGTATCCTGCCACCATCAGTCTGACCCATCAAGGAGGTGAGGTCTTGGCTGACGCCGACGAACTGTCCCCTGCCAGTAATGATGCCTTGAATGTCGCCCGAGGCACCTTCGAGGTCCTGGCCAAATCTCCCACTAAAGTAGCAATGACGAGTCAGGGAGGGGAGGTCCTGGCTGATGCCGATCTGGCCGCAGGCTCGGGCGTCTTTGGACTTCCCAGGTTTGCTTTCGAGGTCCTCGGCCGGCGATTCGTTCCACTGTCTGGATTCACGGTCCCGACTGCATTGCTCCACTACAACCACAACTGGATCGAGGGCGTCTCCCTGACCAGTAGCTACAACACCGACGTCTCCAAAGCCGCCACATCAATCGCGGAGGAGCGCCGGCAGCTCCTCGATCGGCCCTACCGGGATCTCGAGGTCAACTGGCTCATCAGAGATGCGGAAAATGTTGACACCTTCCTGGTGGAGCTTCGTCGCTACAACCAAGAACGCATGGCCGTTCCCCTCTACATGGACACGACTGAACTCACACAAAATGCTGGCATTGGACAGCCTTATGCCTACTGTGATACGACCCGGCGCCGGTTCTTCCCGAGCGGCATGGTGGCCGTTGTGGAGTATGGAACCGAAGGTGCAGTGGGCACCGTCGAATACAAACAGATTCGAGAAAAGCTCGGCAACCGCCTCCGGTTCACCTCGAATTTCACCAACGCCTTCACAGCCGGTCGCACCGCCATCCTTCCCCTGGTCATGGTGCACGAAGTCTTGGATATGGGATTCGAGGAGGCTACAGAACACACTTACATCGTCAAGGCGTCCTTCCGCGAGGTGTATGGCAAGACCGCTCTGCCTCCCGTTGCGACAGATGTTCCCAGCAACTTTTACGAATATCTTGGGTATCCTATCTTCGATGTGGGGCCGGACTGGTCCAATGGGATCGAAGTGCGTTTCCTCCGTGAAGGCTCCATGCAGACCTCCGGCCGGGGCGAACAGGTCGACGCCCGAGGAGACCGCCAGCGCCGGGTCCACAAATTGCCCTTCCTGGAGCAACGCGCTCGAGCCTGGGATTTGATCAGCTTCTTCGACAGCCGGCGGGGGCGAGCCCGGGCCTACTGGTTGATCGACTACGAAAACGTCTGGGACGTCCTCTCTTTCGAGCTTGGCGATACGGTCCTCGTGATTGACCCCCTGGGTGATTTTGACTCCTTCGTCGGGGAGTTTGACTATGCCGGGATCACCCTTTCTGATGGCGTCTCCGTCGTCCGTGAAGCGGTGACCATCGAGGAGGTCCTGGGAACGTGGAAAATCACACTGGACAGCGCCCTGCCTTCCGGTTATACTGCAGGGGATGTGCAGAGATTCGGCCGTGCTCGCCTAACCCGGAATCGCAGCGACTCCCTCACAGAAAAGTGGCATTCCACGAATGCGTGCTCGATCGACCTCGAGACCGTTGAACTCCTCGAAGAAAAGGACGTCGATCTCACATGACAGGCGCTGTCCATCAACCACAAAAACAAAGCTACCTCCTTGTGACGTTCACCAACGACAACGAGACCTTTCGCGTGACAAACTGGGGTTCTGATATTCAACAATTCCTCTCTGTTCCTGAAATGGAAATCGAGCTTCCAAAAAACACGGGGACAATGACCAAAGACTTATGCAATGTCCTTCTCCCCCTCAATACCTCTACCGAAGACTTTTTTGAGCCGTTCTCCAGAGGCATTCCCTTTCCCAAGACTAAAGTCTCCATCATTGAGTTCATCAAGCCGACAGAGGGCGGAGATGCCTCCAATACTCTCTATCTATTCACCGGTTGGGTATTACGCACCGTGCGTAATCCTAACAACCGTCCAGGCTTTGTAAAACTTCAAATCCGAAATCCGAAAAGCAGTCTGGATAAAAAGATTGGAGTGCCTTGTGGTCACGTTTGCCCCTGGGCACTTTTTGAACCTCCCTGTGGATACATCGGAGTATCTGGGCCCCAAAAAGCCTCAGAACAAAAAACCGCCACAATAACCTCCGTCACTGGCAGCACCATCACCATTACAGGATCTTTCTCCTTGAGCGGGAATAAAAGCTATCGAGACGGATACGTAGAATATGAAAGCACTCGTATCCGCGTGCGTCATTGGGATTCTGGAACACCTGGCACTTTGCAACTCAACAAACAACCACCAGCGGAATGGTTAGGAAAGACTATTACCTTGGTTCCTGGTTGCACTCACGATGCTGAGCATTGTGAAAATGTGTGGAATAATATCTCTCAATTTGGAGGAATTGGTTACGCTATTCCTGCCTACAATCCTATCATAGAACAACCAATGGGAACTTTGGGAACCTGATGATCCACTACAGCAAGCAACGTCTGGTTTGGAGGTCTTCCTCGTGTCAGAAGCACCAAATCCTGATGTCTCACCTGGAAACTATTCTTCATTCCTGGGAAGACACTCCCTACCTTGCTGGCCAGCAGGAAAAGAGGGTAGGCGTTGATTGCGTGCGCTTCGTAACCGCTGTCCTGGATGAGCTTCTACACATTCATCGAACCGCAATCCCAAGACTTCCACAGGATACTGCTATGCACTCCCGTAGGGGAGCGATCTCTACTATGAGGCTCATACGCAAACTGTATCCTCCTGCTCAAATTGTCAGAAACCATTGTATTGAACCAGGAGATATTTTAGTAGTGGGTTATGAATCCGGAGGCCCTGGACACGCCTTGATCGTAGGAGCCCAAAAAAATACCATCTGGCAAGCTGGTAGCGTTTCCGTGCATCAAGGCGGTATAGGGCTCATTTCCAGAGTCCAAAGACTCTTCAGAATCTACCGCTTGGATTGGGACACACTCCTATGATTTTTCCATGTTTTGGAGTCGTTGAAGTCTCCCTCTTCGTTCTCAGTATCGGCCTCTCAGTATTGGCCGGCTATTTGGCCAAAAAGAAGAGCGACTCTCCCATCCAAGACGAGAAACCTCCGTCTCTGGCAACTCGGGGATCTCTTTGCCCCTGGCTCATTGGCCTTGGTCGAATCGGGCCCATCATTTGTTGGGTCGGAGGGCGCACCTATCATCGTGAAAGTCTTGGAGGTAAAGGAGGATTCGGCCCCAGTAAAAAAACCAAAGTGTGGTATGAAGAAGCCATGCACGTCATCGGAATTGGGCCCTTCCACGCCCTTCATGGAATCATTGCCAATGGGGAAGCCATATTCAGAGGCCCAATCACTGCAGATTCTCATCCAAGTGGAAGCACTGTAGACCTCGGACACCACGGCGCCTTCAAGATCTATTGGGGAGAAGAGGATCAGCCGATCAACACATATCTTGGCGACTCCGAACGGATCGGCATCTCTTCGAGGTGGCCACAATTCTGCTACATTCAATGGGTCGTGAAGCGTTTGGGCTCAACTGCTGTTTGGCCTTCCATTGAATACGTTGTCGAAAGACACCCTCAAAATTCTCTTCTGACCAGCACTTCGGGATGGATAGAGCCCGACCGAACTCTTGATGGGAGCATTATATCTATAGACGGTGTTGTAAATGGCGCTGAGGGCGTTGGCCATTTCATCAGTAATTACGAAATCACCTATGCTATGTTGCCGGAGACTTTTCTCCGGGTTTCTGGAAACGCCATTCCGGACCAAGATGTTGAAGTGCTCTACTCTGAGATTGGCATGACTCAGATCTCCAAATATAAATACACCACATACACCAAGATTTATGTGGTAGGGGGCCTATCCGGCGCTGATGATAGCGGAACTTTGCAATATTATTCAGCCGAGCCAAACGATGGAGCGAACCCCGCTCACGCAATTGCCGACCTGTTGTTTGAACAGTGGCCTAAAGGATTTAACCTGGACCAAGACTTCTGGGACATCGAGAGCCTAGACGCTTTAGGTGTTTTGACTGAATCTGAAAATTTGCGCACCTCCTGGCTCTCGTCTGGAGGGGATGGAGAAACCCTGGAGGCCATGCTGGCCACAGGCCTCCAAGACCTCGGATGTTTAATTCCTTTAGACACCAATACTGGCAAAATTTCTTTTTCTCCCATCAGAACGCCTTCGGGGGATGTTCCTCACATCTCTGAAGATCTTATTCAAGACGTTCCTGAAATTCTCTCAAACCACATGGAAAAAGAAGCGGATCGAATTATCTTTGAAATCGCCGATCGCACGATCAACTTCCGAAAGATGACCTTCCACCTGGGAGACGACGGGCATGCCAGCGAACTTCAGCATCAAACTTTGAAAAAGGTCCCCATCCGGATCGTAGTAAATCCAGAAATTGCCTCCACTGTTATGGAGCGGCGGGAACTCGAACTCCTCGGAAGCGGGGCTGTATCCAATCTGACTGCAAGTCGAGGAGGCCGCCTTCTTATTCCTGGAGATGCAGTAACTGTATATGGCCTCCCCGAAGTTATGAGAGTCAGCGAGATCAAGATCGACACGGAATCTGGAATAGTAGAACTGTCCCTCCTAACCGATTTCTATGGTGTCGACGCTACTGGGTTCACACATAACACGACGTCGCCTAATTCTGGACTTGAACCCGCACAACATGATGTGGCCTTCCACCTCATCGAGATTCCTGAATATTTGATGTCCCCCAACAGTCTTGCCCAAATAGCATCTGTTCTCCGAATTCGGGCACACGCGCAGATCATCAGCGCCCAAACCCATTTATCCAGGGACAACAGCACTTATGTGTTATATGGAAATAATGATTATGTCTGTGCTGGAGGAACGCTTGATGATGCAATGCCTGCAACAGATTCCTTCTACCAAGTGCAGGGCCCCACAATCACTATCGAGGGCCCAGATATTGGAGAGGTTCTGGACCTTTCTGGGGATACAGTATCCTGGGGAAATGGTCGCCAGCTTGCAGCCATTGGAGATGAATTATTCTTCGTTCAAAATATCACCGCTCTGGGAGGGGACTCTTACAGGCTCGACGGTCTAATCAGAGCCCGTTACGACACTGAACGTGAGGCCCACTCTGCTGGCGATCCAGTATTTATCTTCCCCAACGATGGGCTTTATCTGATCCAAGATGTGCTCCTGGAGCCAGAAGTGGATTGCTATGTCAAATCCCAACCGGTCGGTATGGGGATTCTTCCTCTCTCAGCCATTCCTCCAGGGGGAAAAACACTTTATGGCAAAGGAATCCGCCCACCGAAGTGCTCGAGTCTCCGCGTGACTGCGCCCAACCAAGTGAATGCCTATCCTACCGGGGAGGACGTCACCGTGAAATGGTGCTATCCGGCCACTGAGGGGCCCGGCACCGGTGCCGGCCTCCAGGGCGCCGGCACAGCGATCGGAACGGCAGATCCTCCAGGCCAGTTCAAATTGGAAATCCTCACGACGTTGGATGTTGTTGTGCGCACCGAGATCCTTGACAATCCGACATATACCTACGATAATACAAACATCATCTCCGATCTCGGTTCGGAGACCGATTTCAAAGTTAGGGTCACTCAACTTCGCAGCGGATACGCCAGCGACCCCGTGACCATAACTGTGGAGGCAATCTAATGGCCCGTCCTGAATATTCCGAACTCCAGAATGGCGTTGCTGCTTGGGACGCCGTGGTCAATGGCAACTTTGAAAAAGTCTTTGCCAATCCCTACCCCATTCCCTTGCACTCGGGAGACGAGGCAGATCTGGAAGCCACTTATCCGGCAGCCAGTCATGACAAGTGCTGGATTTATGTAAACCATACTGTATATGGATGGACCATCTATGAATCAGATGGTGCTTCTTGGGCAATCAAAGAATTTGGCGGAGGCGGCGGTGGAGGCACCAGCGTTCTGGCACCTTTAGCTGTTGCTGTGTCAGATGAAGTAACAACTATCATAGCTGACACCGACGTTATTACTTTTCGCATGCCTGCAGATTTCACTTTGACTGAGATCTTCTGTTCCTTGACTACAGCTTCCTCCTCTGGATTAGTCACAGTAGATGTAAATAAAGGCGGAGTATCTATTCTCTCCACCAAGATTACAATAGATGCCTCAGAAAAAACTTCTTTGACTGCAGCTACGCCGCCAGTGATTTCAACATCCGATTTTTCCCAGGATGATGAAATTACTGTTGATATTGATGGCGCCGGCACGGGAGCTAAGGGTCTCAAGCTGTATATGGTGGGTGTATACAACGAACCCTTTGCAGATTATTCTTCCAGCGAAGTTGTCACTGGGGTTCACTGGGTAGATGGAGATCCCATCTATAGAAAAACAGTATCTTGCACTTTACCAAACGCCAACACTACAACCAATGCACATAGTTGTTCGGACGTTGAGACTATTGTAAGAATAGAAGGACGTTACCTGGATGGTTCCAGTAATACCCATCCACTCCCCAGAGCAGCAACAACAGACAATGACAATATCGAAGTCTATGCTAATACTACCAACATTTATTTGAAGTCCGGAGGAAACCACTCTGGAGGCTCGGCCTGCACGGTCGATATTTACTACACGAAAACCACAGACTGATGCTTTTTACAAATCCTCCACTGCTTGAAAATCCATTGCAGATTCCCTCCCTGGTAGCTTGGTGGGATTGCTCCGATGACGCTGAAATGGCATTCAGTGGAACTAATATCACTTCCCTGAACGACAAGGCACCAGGAGGCCAACAACTTATTTTCGATACCAATAGGCCCTATCATGCGCAGCCAGCAAATGCTATCAACAGCAGGCCGTCTGCTGGATTTGGGTCCGGTATAAGTCAATCATTCAAAACATCCGGGGACAACAGCAATCATAAATTTGGTTCCGGCCAATTTACCATTGTGGTCGTAATCACAAACACAGATGTTGATAGATCCACCGTAGTCCACCGAGGAGACTCCACTACCTTCTACAATTTCCGAATCCATGATACTGATGACGACAACGGCAAAGCCACTGCGGTCACGAAAAGTATTGCTGCTGTAGTGGGAAAGGTAGCCTCGGCCGATGAAGATTTCGGAGACGGGAATCCTTACATTCTCACAATGTTGAGAGACTCCTCTTCATATCTAAGACTTTACAATAACGATTCAGAAGTGAGTGAATCTCCGGACACTACTGCCAGCGGAGATCTCGATCCTGCATCGGGCACTCACTATGTATGGGTGGGATCTGACCGCGGTTCTGATCAATGGTTTGTCGGACAAATAGGAGAAGTATTACTTTTCAATGATGATCTTTCATCCGACGAAAGAGCATATCTACATAAATATCTGCGTAAAAAATGGCTAATTTCCTAAAACCATCATATTGTGAAAGGTAATCAATCATGGCCGGCGAACAAGTCGCAATGAGTAGCCAAAGAGAAACTATAGACAACGTCCGGATCGCACTCAACGCTCTGCGTCTTGAGTTCGATACTGTCGAAGGAGAACTAGACGATCTCCGAGATGAGTTCGACATTGTCGAAGGGGAGCTGGATGCTGAAGTCATCGCGAGAGTCGCTCTCGAGGCGGAACACGATCTTCTGGCAGCCGCTCCAACCACAAGCGAAACAGACACCGGACGCAAGGCTTATGGTGGCGCCACCATCTACCAGAAGGCATTCGCTGTAGCGAACTTCCCCAATGCCACCACTGCTAACGTGGCCCACGGCGTGACCACGCCAAATCTCGTGCGTGTCTATGGCGTCGCTGATAATGGCACCAACCAATATCAGCTCCACACCGAAGACGGCGTAGGCATGCTGTCCGCAATGGTGGATGACACCAATATCGTCCTGTCTGCAGCCGCCAACCTATCCGGCTATTCGGGCTACGTGGTGATGGAATACACGAAGCCATAATCTTAACAAATCCTCGCCACTTATTATGAAAAGCCTCCTATAAAAGGAGGCTTTTTTAATACTTAGAGCTAATAATTCCCGTTTATATTGCCTAAGAATACAGTAGATATGCCTATATTTGTATAGAAATCAGGCCGGCCTCTTGGCTACTGGCCTCGTGCGGCACCTGAAGTGATAGGGAGGTAGGCCCAGATTTGAGAAGGTCTTTGCAAACAGGACAGAGTCAGGAGAGCCTGTGAGAATCTCCTGGTTCGTGATCATTGGCCAGTTGTCCATCATGTCCTGGACGTCGCCTTTCATGACAGCCTTGATATGGTTCTCGATCTGGTGATCGATCTTGTTGATGTTCAACGGCCGGCCGTCAACCCAGCGACAGAAAGTTGTCGTCCTCTCATCGATGATCGCCTTGGCGACAATGATGTCGACATTCGCCCGGCGGAGGGAGCGCCAGGCGCCGATGGTATACCACCGGTATGCCCAGAGGTCCGTGACGGTTCGGAGCCAGCCCGTCCCCTGGAGGCCCACAGCCTGCCTCAGAGCCTTCTCCCATTGGGCCCGGGTCGTGAGTCGTCCCTGCGAGGGAGCGCCGAGAGGGGCTCCAGGAGCCGCTGTGAGGGGCTGTCTGATCCTGGGATCGACGAGCCACTGGTGGGCCAGAGATTTAAAATCTGACTCCCGTATCACGATGCGGCCCCCGAGAAGTGTCCGGAGGTCCTCCACCGCGGCGGTTTTGAGGATGGGGTCCACGGAGCCCTGGAGAACGCCATACGCGCCTCCTGCTGCGAGCGCCGCCAGGTAGAGAAGCTCATCAGCCGAATCCTCCGTTACGGCCTCAGCGTCCGCAGGAAGCCGTCTGGCGGCGCCCAGGAGAATCTCGTAGACTCGGTCCTCGACGGTCTGAAAGAAAAACGTCCGATCTTCCTTCCAGTAGAGCCCCTGCAGGAAATCGACCTCGGGGTCCGGAGTCCGATCGTCGAAGCTCTCCAGCAGGCGGATCACCTCGTCCACTGCGGACCTGAGCGAGTCTGCCCAGACGTTCTCGAGGAGGGGGGCCATGAAGGCAATGATCGCCTCGACTTCGGGAATATCCTGCTTCACGCACTGGCATTCCCCGAGGCGCTTCAACAGTTCAAATTTGAGAGCCCTCCTCGAGAGTTTCCCGCGTTTCAACCAGTGAGCCAGAGCGACCTTGTATCTCTGCCCCTGGTCTGGATACTTCCGACGCATAGCTGGGTCCGCCATGAACCGGGCGACGTAGTCCTGTTTCTTTTCTTTGCTGCAGGGGAGAGGCATCAGACTTTTTCATCCCAAATATGATCAATCAGGCCCCACTCTTGAGCCTGATCGGCCGTGAAAAAGCGATCGGACTTGCTCCGGAAGAACCGCTCCCAATGGGAGGCCCTCTTCCGTGTATACTGCGCCAGCAATTCCACATATTGCTTCCGGGCGCGGTTCCCGTCTTCTACCCAAGAATCTACCAGAACCGGCGACCCCTCGGGTGGAGAGATCTGCAGGTCGTGAAGCATGAAAGAAGTCAACGCACCTGACCACCGCTCCCCTTTTTGCCCGCAGGCCACCAGAAGGGGGGCCGCAGACTGGCACTTGCCCAGGGCCACCGTGTGAATCGGACAGACCACGGTTCGTGTCACGTCATGAAGAGCAAAGGCGTCATCCAGGGACCCTCCATAGGAACTGACGAAGAGAGTGATCGGCTGGTCGCTGATGCCGGAAAGGAGATAGATGCCCCGGATCGCCCGGCCGATCGTATCCTCGTCAACATCTCCGTGGAGAAAGATACGCCGGCCGGATACATCTACTCCGTGCTCGATTGCTGCCGTGACTGCGTTGATCTCGATTCTCATGACGCCCACCACATGCAAGCATGATAGACGACGAACGAGACGGGTAGATAGATCGCGAAGAACCAGACAAGCCTGACGATTACTTTGATTGCAATGGGATTCAGATTTGTTCTTAAATCCACAACTCTGCTCTCATCTTCTGCACCCTCGCCGAGGGACGATAAATCTTGCCGGCGAACGTGGCCAGTTCCTCATGCACGATGCAAAGTTCCGGAATGACCAGGCGCTTGGCCGGCTCAATGGTGAAAAGACCGATACCCATGCCCCACTCGTTGACCCGACTCTCTCGGTAGTCAACGGCACACGCCTTGTGCGCCAGCATGCCGGGGTTCGTCCAGGTCAAGCCTGGATTTGCCTCGGTGCCTTGCATGAAGATCCCGGGGCGGTGTGTGTGTCCAGAGCATCCTGCCATACCAAAATATTTGATCTCGGCTTCCCCAGCCTTGGGACCCATCGCGGTTCCGTGTGAAACGCAGAAACAGTCGTAATAGACCTTGTGGGTCCGCCGGATGTTCTTCGACCGGCCCGACTGGTAAGGGGCCAACCACTTCCCGCCGAAGACGAGCTGCACCTGATAGTCCTTCACCCCAAACAACTCATCATACCGAAGACAGCGGAGATCAGCCAGATCCGGCGCGGTGTCCGCCAAATAGCGGGCGAGGCGCTGCTCATGGTTGCCGAGGTGCCAGACGAGCGGGCCGTCGTAGATCTTCCGAATGCTTCCGAATATTTCTTTTCGGACGAAATCGATCTCCTCTTGAAGACCAATGTTGCAGGCGCCCGGCATCTTGGTATATCGGGAGACCTTAGGGAAGTCGACCACGTCCCCGTTGAGGACGATGAAGTTCGGCTTCACCATACGAACCAGATCGAGGAAAACGACCCAGGCAAAGGGATCGCGGTAACGGCCATGAATATCACCAACCACCAGACCTCGCACGACGTTGTTCATTGCCTGGAAGTGGGTATCGTAGAGGCCATAGTATGGAACGATGCTATCATTCGCATACTTCTCGATCTTCTTTTCGGTCGAGATTCGGGCCGTCAGATTTTTGACCTTGGCCGTGCCTCGGGTATCGTGTAAGCCGGCGGCCCGCTGGAACTCCTGGTGGTTGCCGAAGCAGTCGGCGACGATAACCTCCGGATAGTGTCCCAGCTCGCGGTAGCGTTTGCGTGAGGCTGCCCAACCGGCGTAAGGATTCTCCGGCGTATTGAAGACCCGGAGCAGGTCCTTGATCAAAGTCTCGCGGACGCCCTCCATGAAGGTATCGTCTTCACGATACTTCCGGCGCAGGCTCATATTGACTTTGCGCAGGCTCTTCGCCTGCGTCATCAACTCCTGATACCGCTTTCTCTCTTGCGCCTTCAAATTATCCTTAGTCTTCTTTACCTTCTTCGCCATCTACTTACTCTTTCCTCAATTCCCGAGATAAAGCATACGCCCCATCACCGCGTTTCTTGGCTTCCCTAACAAAGGTGAGCTGATATACCAGAGTGTGTCCATTAAGGCACCGACGTTCCACAGTCTTCAATCTGGAATTGACCAGATATGTGCGCACCACTTTCGTTTCTGCTTGACAAACGGGGCACTTCATCTTGAGTATATCACTTTTCCAGGACCAACGCGAGGGGATCTTGTCTTCTTTCTCGAGACCCTGCCAGAAGCCTGAGATTTGCCATAAAACGCCATTACAAAAGCCTCTCCGCGGTCTGGAGACCGGCGCTCCGTGCGCTTTTTGTAATCGTCCTTCGTCTCTACTTGAATCAACCCCTTGTTATCCATTTTATACTGACGATCCGCGAGTTGAGCCATCATGAGGGAGTCGTCCGGGATGCTGATCTTCTGCTCTCGGAGATACTTCGCAACACCAAACCACCCTTCAGTAAGTTTGTTCTTGTAGGTCTTGGGCTTGTAAGGGACCGCGTGGTTGTGGAAGGGGAGATACCTCTTCCCCGCGTCGCGGAATAGGTGCAAGACGCCCTGGCCCATGCCGCTGGCGTCCACCACGTAGAGCACGTCCTTGTCCTCCCAGCCAAGTTCCAATTGCTGGGCAAACGCCCAGCGAATGGCGTCTGCTGGCTCGAACCCAGGCACTCGAGTCCACCGCTCCATGAAGAGCATGCAGCCTCCCTGGCGGAAGATGACGACCATCTCGTCACCGCCCTGCCGGGCCACGTCGATACCTACCTGTTTCCTTCCATCCAATTTCAGAAGGGCCTCATCCGGCCGCATGCGTGCGGCGGCCTCCAGGTCATCCATCGAGATGATCCCGAAATCAGCCATCTTCGGAAACTGCCCGAGCACGCGCACACGGAAGATGTTGGAATCTCGACCATACTTGCGGGCAAGGCGCTCGATATTCTCCTGCGAGACGATCGGAGATTCCTCTGCATTGAATGTCAGGCACTTCCACCCATGAGTCTTGCCGTCCCCGCGTTCCGTATGGAAACAGTCGTAGAACGGCGTGCCTACCTCATTGGGGTTCCCGATGGCAAGGATGCAACACTGGTTTGCATCTGGTGTGTATTCAGATTCGGTGTTCGAGGCCGTGCCTTCCATCGTCTCCCAAATGGTGGGGGAGATACCGGAGGCCTCCTCGAAGATGATGTGCATGTTGTCATCATGCTGGCCTTGCGCGCCGACCGCATCGGTGGCGCTGGCCGTAACCGGGATGATCTGCCAGTTCGGGTGGTTGGGCCCGCCGAAGTAGACGCGAGACTTGGTGACCTCGATGAACTTCCGAAGAAATGGATGCGCCCTCACCAGCCGGCGCCGGCACTCCTTCAGGTAGACGTCGCGGCAGAGCTTCATGGATGGGGCCGTGACAAGCACCTGAGTATCAATCACCCGGATGCCCCACCACATCCCGATGATGGCGGAACAGGTGGTCTTTCCAGGCCCCTGCCCGGATTTAACCGCTTCCCGCAGCACACCGTCTTCTATATCATCAATCAGTTCTTGCTGTTGAGGGGTGGGGCGGAAATTCATGAAATAGCAGAACCAATAGATGGACCCACGAATCAGCCGATACATGGTTCCCCAGTCGATAGTGTCCCAGGTGCAGCCAGTCGCCTCGAACAATATATCAGATTCTACATGAAGTGAGGCCATTTACCACTTACCGTTGGAAAAACTACGAGACCTCCCAGATCGACTTCAAACACTTTGTCGAGAAGGTCCCGCGGGATTCGATCAAAATCTCCGATATAGAGATCACAGGGTTTCACTCCGGTCACCAGATTGTTCGGGTGTGCTCGAACAGGGTGCCAAATCACCACGGAGGCCTGAGTGCCATATCCTTTTTCCGTGCCCTTAATGAAGTGTCGAACATAGGAAGAGGCTGTTGTCAAGTGCACAGCCATGATCGCCATCCAGGCCGAGGCTACGCTGCGAGAGGAGACGATGATCTGGGAATGCCGGTCGTGCACGATACCTCGCCAGAGAGCTGCGCAAACCATCGTAGTAGCCATTTGAGAGGCATGTTTGCGCTTGTAGATCAAGCCTTGCCTGCCTCGGGCTTTTGTGAGCGCGGTGATCCATCGTTGCTGTAGAAGATTCAGCTCCTGGCCCAACCACTTTTTGGAAAACTCAATCGGCCTATCGACGAAGGATTTCCAGTCCATTTTATCCCTTGAGCGCGGTGACGACCCAGCCGCCTACTGCTGTCAGAGCTGTGATGAATACCGTCCAGATAACCTTGATGAACCCGGCCTGCCGTCGCTCCACCCGATCCAGGCGCACCGGAAAAGAAGGGCCCTCTTGGGGCTTGATACAGGAATGAATATCCTCCAGCATAACCTTCTGCTCGGCCTGGTGCACTTCCAAGTCTGTCATCCTGTCCTCGATGCGCTCCAACCTGTTTTCAACAGTCATAAGAAAAACAGTCCCATCCAACCGTGCTCGTTGATCATATTCCAAAGAGCTTCAAGATCCGCAGCAACCGCCAAGAATAACTCATCAAATCCATTGGGTTCTATCACCTTCGCAGTATTTGGCATGAACACCGCGCATCCTGCAGACAAAGAAAGGGCGACTGCCACCAATGAAATAAGTAACAGTCGCCTCTTCATTGGATTACTTCCCTTCGAGTTTGTCCAGTCGTTCCTTGACCTCCGAGTCTCGGTCCTTCTTCTCCTTGGACACCTGCTGGACCCGGCGCACGAAATAGCCCGAGCCTCCTGCACCAAGGAGAATGAGATACTGGAGCCATTCGGCCATCCCACTGATCTCGCCGTCCTGGTTTTTATCGGCCTTGATCTTGGCCTCCTCCTGAATCTTCTTCCATTCCGCCAGCGCGGCTTTCACCTCACTCGAGGCACCCTCAATCTTGTCCTGGGTGAACTCGGTGATCTGTTTGAAATTGCTGACGGTCTCCTGCACTGCCGGGACCACCTCCCGGATGGCTTGCACCGACTCGTTGAGGGCGCTGATGGTTCCACAGGCAGGCAAAATGGTGAGGCTGCTCGTCACGACGATCAACAGCAACCAGTCAAAAATTCGACGCTTCACGGCACATTTCTCCTAAAAAGTATAGAAAATCTGAGATTTGCAGTATATCACAATTTGGGAGGCGGGGGAAGCCTTTTCTGCTCTTTACTGCCACTCTGTTCCGCAGCCAGTTTGACCATCTCGTCCACGGATTGCTCAGCTTTCTCTCCTGAGACCTTTACGAGGCCCCTGAGCTTCGCAATCTCTCGAACGACGAAGACTGCATCCCGGACTGCCAGGGCCTTCTGAGCGTCTCCCAGGAGCTTCTCCAGCCGCAGGAGGAGCACAGCCTTCGCCGACTCTGACGACACGGCGGTGTGCCGAGTCGCACAATCCTGAGCCATCGCCAGAACTTGCTGCACCTCGTGCGCCCGCAACCCGTAGACCTCGGTCAGGCGCTCCCCGGCCTCCTGGAGGCTGGTCTCCACCAACCAGCCCAGGGCCTTCGTGACAATCGCCTCCTCGAAGGCGTAGATCTCCCCCGGGGAGGGAAAGGCGAGCCGGGCATAGATGGGTTCCACGAGGCCAGCCATGCCATAACGCCCGTCCGGGCGCGTCATCAAGCCGAGTCTCCCGACGCCAATCCGGGCAACCACTTTGCACCAGACCACCAGGCGCTTGTCTCGGTTCGGCTCGTAGTCAGGGTGGTGTCGGGCCACCTTGGGCTGCACGGGAGGCGACAGAGGGAGGCCGGGGACGTCGCCATAACACCCGCGCACGTAGGCATCTCGAATGCCTCCGATCGACTTGGGGCGGAAATTCCGGAAGGTCCAGGGAGAGGGCTCCCGGTCGGTGAGGACCTGGTGCAGGGCCTGGTTGGGGTATTGGATGATCCTAATCAAAGCGCACCACTCCCGGACGATGCGCCAGGCCGCTTGCAGACGCTCTGGATACAAATCCGCCAGCGTCAGATTCTCCGCCCGAAAGATCTCCGACCAGAATGTTCTGAGTTCGTTCCCCTGCAGACCGTGGGGGCTACGTGCTCTCTGGTCACAAATTGTGTCCAACGGAGGGACGTCCGACTCCGAAGGCTTCAGGTGCTGGAAGAGTCGGAGGGGTTTATCATCCTTCTGTGGGGAGAAGGGCTTGATCTGTCGTTGGAGGCTGTCTCGATCCATACCAATACTCTACTACAAAGAGAGCAGACGAGCTGGTCCTCAACCTGCCCTCGGGATTTGAAGAACACGACCCGGAAAAAGCATTGCGTGCGCAGGCACCCCGGGCAGTATTTGTTCATGAGATTCCAAGCATGCTCAGCGGCTTCTTGAGTTTGCGAAGATCAATAGTATAGACCTCACCAGTTGAGTCCTCAGAAGCAACAAGGCCACAACTAGCCGGAGTGTCTATCACCCCAAGGTCTTCATCTTCACTGGGAGGCCTAAGATTTTTCAACATCTCCGCATAGTTCCGAGCCGAAATCTTGTTTTTTAAATTTTCAGCAATTGAACCTTCGGCATCAGCCACCTTACACCAATGCTTCCAGCACAATCCGATGCCTGCAAAGACGACGGAGATTGGGTGCCGGCATCGGTTCCATTGACAAGTATCAGTCATCGTGCTTCTCTATTGGCGGGGACGGCCTTCTGTCTCCATCGCTCGTTCTGGCAATCTCTGCCTCCTGCGGAAGATCAATCCCGAGGGCATCAGCCATCAGGGACACTGTCTGCACGACTCCCCGAAAGAGGTGCATGATTTGCGCCTTGAACTTGCGATGGCGAGCACTTGTCTGGCGGGCCACCTTCACCAGAAGTCGATTGTTTTTGTCCACCTTCTGCAACTGCCGCTGGAGAGACTTCCCTGCCTCCTGCCAGACCCTGAGAGACTCCAGAGCCGCCCAGAGATCTCTCCGGGTCAGATAGAGCCTCCAGTGCAGCCACCCCACCCAGACAACGAGCGGGACGATCGGGATGAGCCACATCATTTCTTCCTCGCTTCCGGAATGGGCTGCGGACCGAACTTGACGAAGTTCGGGATCTTATTCGCCGGCAGCACCGGGGCCGACTCTTTCAGGCGCAGCTCCGCATACATCTTCTGAAGCCCGTCGCCCATCTTCTTGTGCAAGTTCTGGAGATCTCGAGAGAGTTTCTTCAGCCGGTCCCGGTCCTCCTTGACCCGAAGAAGCTCAGCGCCGAGTTTGTCGACGGTCTTCTGAGAGGCGCTGCGCTCATCCTTAGTCCTCACATAGGACTTTACTGCCAAAGACCAATCTGCATGAGCTTCATCTCGCTCCCTACGGTATCTCAGAGCCCTCTTGCGCATAGCATCCAGAGCTGCCATCGCAAGGATGAGTCCTATTGCCAGACCTGCTATCGTTAGAATGACCCCTATCATACTACTTTCCTCTCCCGAAGAGCTTGCCGACCATCCGGCCGAAGAAGCCCTTCTGTTTCTTTGTCTCGGTTTTTCCTGCTGGATTTGCAGCCTTGGCCGCCTCGTCGATCACCTTCTTCATCTTTCTCGGATGGATGATGTGCCGGCGCTTCTTGCCGAAGGTGTCCAGCTTCCACTGTTCCGTCCTGGCCACCTTCTTGTGTTTGGCCAAGGTCTTCCGCTGCTGTGTCTTGGTTTTACTCATTTGTCGATGATGCTCACTTCCACGATCTTCAAACCCGTCCTGCCCAGCTCGATGACTTTCTGCCGTGCCTTGCTCTGGGTGTTGAACGTCTGGAGCTTCGGGCGGTCGCCTTGCCGGATGTAAAGAATGCGCGGGTCATCCCGCTCCCACACGTCCCTGGCGAGCTGCTTGCAGAGAAATCCCCGCGGGCCGCGAATGGCGAATCTTCGTTCAAGGGTGATAGTCACGCCCATTCCTCCTCAACTCCCCGGGGCAAGTCATCTCCCACAGGGTCCTCCAGGTCCTCGCCCTCCTGCAAGGCGTAGACTGATATTCCGCTCCGGATGTCGTTCAAGTAGCTCTCTCGATCCTCGGTATCGTAGAAATCTCTCCAGTGCCACCGGCTCCCGCGGGGCCACCGGAAGAAGAGTCGATAGATGGTGGGTTCGAGATTGTAGAACATCACAAAGCATTCAAAATCTGACGGATACACCAGAGGATTCCGACAAAAGTCAGAGCAGCGAACCCGAGACCTACTACCAGCGCCATGTGAACGATGATGTAGGCACAAGCCCTTGCGAAGCGGTCATCTGATTTCATACGGTATCACCCTCTCGATTTTATCAGGAGCAACCACAATTTGCTCCCCCGTCTCAGAATTACATAATATTTCTTTTCGCACCACTTGCAGCCTGGCCTGGTGAACCCCCTCGCCTCCGTGCCTCTTCGCCACGCCGAGGATGCCCACCATCCGGTGCAGGCCCTCGCTGGCGTGCGCGATCCCGTCCTCGAGTGACTGCTCGTCGTAGGGGAAGGGCACCCGGCGGGGGATCTCAAGAATGGTGGTGGGGGTGCCCACGAGCAGCCAGATGTCGATGTAATAGAGTATGTGATTGATCATACCTCAAGTCTACCTTTTTCGCTGCCAGTGTCAAATAAAAAAGGCGCCCTAACTGGTAGGGCGCCTTCAGGAAAGGAATGTAAACAGAGGTCTACTATGGTTCCGGTGAGGGCTCCGGTGGGGGCTCCGACGCGACAGCCTTGGGGTGCAACACCTCGCGCACCGTCTTGGCGGCCCGGAGGCTCAGGGTGTCCTTCTGCTCCTTGGACAGGAGAGGCGCCGTCTCGACAGTAGCTGCCAAGGCCTCACTGAGTTCCTCCTCGGAGGGCATTGCATCGAGCAGCGCCCCGGCCAACTCGTCAATCTCCCCAGCGAATAGGGGACGGTGCTTTTCCTCGTTGAATGCAGCAATCACGCTGCGAATTTCTTTTCTGCTGAAGAGAGCCATGAGATTTCCTTTATTGTTGGTTGAGATTATACGGAAATAGCTGCTTTGGCCCGCCCATGAGCGGTGATGTAGATGGCCGACGCCACGCCGGACAGGTCGTCCTCGAACACCACCCGGAGGCTCTCGCCGGCCCGGATGATCAGGGGTTCCTTGAACTTCCACACGCATTTCCCGACCCTGTGCGCTGGATCATATTCATCGATGAATGTGAAGAAGATGGGCGGGGCCGTCGCCCGCAGGTAGAGCTGCTGGGTCGTCTTGATCACCTGGCCGTCCGTCAGGTCCAGGATCGAATCGTCTTCGGCGTCGAAGATCTCGATGGAGAAGCCATTCGTCAGCGCAGCCCCCGCAAGGAAGTCGGCATGGTCCGGGTCGTCTGAAGCGAAGTCGACGTCGAAGTGAAGCTCATCCACTTCCAGTAACGACTCTGTCGAGGCGGGGGTCAGGTGGACATCTACCTGCCCCGAGTAATCGCGGCTGTGCTCAATGCCGTCATCACTCGCCGCAATGAGGAATTTCTTGAAAGGTGTGAACATAGTTTTTCCTTAACTCGGAAGGTAGAGATAACTGGAAGCTGATTTCTTGAAGGACACTCGGCGCCAGGCGTCGTGGTATGCGGCGGTGACTTCTGGCTGAGAGAGAGCCTTGTTGTAGATACGGAAGAGGGAGATTTGGCCGTCGAGTCTCGAAGCCCCTGGATGTGATAGCAATAAATAAGAATCCGCAGTAGCGGGATCATCATCATTTGTTTGAGTAATATTTTGGAGGATGCCGTTCACATACATTTTTAGGACGTGGGAGGCGTCACAGGTAACAATAAAATGGTATCTTGTATTAATAGCTAATGGATCATTAGAATAAACCTGCTTTATTGTCGGTGTTTTGCTATAATGCACGAACCAAAGTCTGTCAGAAGACGACGACACATAAAACTGCCATGAATATGAGGGAGTCCCACTGTTCGCAAGCATTACAACGATATAGACTCGTCCGGCCACCGTAGGTAGAATATCTAATTTCATCGAAAATTCTACACTATATTGTGCCCCATAATATGCTGCCTGACTCGTTACAGCTCCATACCCCTTCGAGTCAAAATCCAACACGGGCCGGTCCTGGACCGGGTCCATCTTGTAGGTGGGGAACCCTCCATTGGCGGAGTAGAGGGTCATATCGTTCTTGAGGCTGGACCGATCGCGGACGGTGGTTCCAGAAGCAGAACCGATCCGCCAATCCCCCACAAGGTTGGACTCGAGCAGGCAGTAATCCATGGGTCAACTTTCAAAAATGGCTGAAAGTGGATGCCCGGGGAGGGAGGTCTTCCCCCGCTTCAGATCTGCGGAAACCTTTAGCTTTCCGGCCCGCGGGCACGTCACCTCAGCGCAAGACGCAACCTTGCTCCGATCGTCCATGGGGCCTTCCGCCCGGGCAATAAGCAATTAAGAGTATCATGGGAGGGGTGGGAATGCAAGGAAAAAAGTTGCCGGCGTGCCTGTTCATTCAGACCCTTGTGATCATCAAGCGAACCAAGACAGACATTGTGATCTCTGGCTCCGGCCGGAAGCCTCTTTCGTTGCGCTTCTGCCTCTATCGCGCCGGCAGTACAATCATACCTCGTCGAGTTTTCTTGTGCAAGAAAATTCCAGGGCAAATGTGAGCCGGTGCCAACTTTTCCCCGGGAAAGGTGTGAATAGGCTCAGATTCTCTCAGAATGATCCATTTATACCAAAATCTGCCCGGGCGCCGACGCCGGAGTGTGGAGGCTCTTCCCCCGCGGGGGATGGCCCGATCGGGAAGAATCACGGGAAGAATCACGGGAAGAATCACGGGAAGAATCACGGGAAGAATCACGGGAAGAAT